AAATGAGTGTCTGGGATTTAAACGAGGGTACACTAATTAAGCAGCGCAGCATGAAGCGCTGCATGAAAAACGATGTAATTCATTACGTAAAAGCAAATGCACTAAAAGACCTAACAGGTATTCCAAATAGAGGCGAGCAGTTTAGAATAATTACAGAAAAACAATTTAATGCCTACAGCTTAATATTACTTCTTTTAGAAAACAATATAATTAAAGAAATGTATTTGGCTATCTACCGAATAAATCAGCCAACAGTAAACTCAATAATACGCCTAATAGAAGAGGGTAGAATTAAAAAATCGTATTTTGTTATATCTAATTATTTTAACCAAACAAAAAAACCAGAAGTATGGGCTAAAAAGTTAAGGGATTTTGCTGTAGGCAATAAATCATGCAATCATATATATACCCACAATCACAGCAAAGTATTAGCAGTGAAGACCGATAATAATAATCACTATGTCTTTGAGGGCAGTGGAAATATGAGCGATAATGCAAGAATTGAACAGTATTTATTTGAGGAGAATGAAGAATCGTTTAAATTCCATAGTGGATGGATAAAAGATTTAACAAACAATGGCACTTATTAAAGAAGAAATGATAGAGCAATGTGTTAAGGCAATTAAGGACAATAACCTTATGTTTATCGAAGAGGTGATCAGCCTTGTGCCGTTTTCAAAACAAACATTCTACAATCATAATCTTGACAAAGTAGACGATATAAAAGACTTATTAGATCATAATAAAATTGCAACCAAGGTAGGATTGAAAAAAAAATGGTATCAGTCAGACCAACCAACGCTTCAAATCGCATTATATAAACTTATTGGAACTGATGACGAATATAAACGCCTTGCGAATGCTAAACAGGAAGTCGAGAATACCAATAAGAACCACCATACGGTAGAATATCAGAACGTTTCCAAGGATCCTAAATTCAAGGAGGGATGATCTACCGCACCACAACATATTATAAGATCAGAGCCATGACGAAAAAGGTCAAGGTCGTGCAAGGCGGTCAGGGATCATCTAAAAACAAATCCATTGCTCAGATACTAAAGGAGGACATGGAGACAGACCCCTGTATTACAACCATAATGACTGACACCTACGATAACCTGAAGGATGGCGTTATTGCAGACTTCAAAGAGTTGTGGGAAGATTGCGGCTTGGATTGGGATGAAAGCTATAACAAATCAGAAAAAGACCTAAAGTATTTCGGATCTATATTTCAATTCAGGTACATATCAGACAAAAAGGAATCAGCCGGGAAGTCTAAACGTAGGGGTAGACTATACATCAATGAAGCCAATAAGATCGGATGGAGCGTTGCCAGTACCTACATAGGACGTACCCACGGCGATGTGTATATCGACTATAACCCGGACTGTGAGTTTTGGGCGCATACTGAGGTTCCTAAGCTAAAGGACAAAGACGGCAATTCAATATCAGAACTAATCATAGTTGCCTACCCTGATAACGAGATGATACCCGACGCTGAAAAAGAGTACATTGAATCCAGGCGCGATAACGTGGAATGGTTTAACGTATATGGATTGGGACAAACAGGCTACTATTCAGACCGTAGGATATTTGAATACGAATGGATAGATAGCATCCCCGAAACAGCAATGCGGATTAACAGTGGTATGGACTTCGGACAAAGCCCCGACCCGACCATCTTAGTTGATCTATATGTCGACGGTGCAGACCTGATATGTGATGAACGATTCTGCGAAAACAATCTAAGGCCGGAAGACATAACCGGTGATGAGCGCATGAGCGTCGTTGATAAGCTGAATGAGATTAAGTTCACCAAAGGTCATCTAATCGTAGGTGACACGGACGGGAAGAATACCATATACGACATGATTAATCACGGCTATACAGCTATTGCAGTCAAGAAGCTTATGGGAATGAAGAAAGAAGGGATCCGCAAGATACGCGGCTACAATCTTAAACTCACCAAGCGCAGCACTAACGTAAAGTATGGCATTGAACATTGGTTTTGGAAGCAAGATCAGAACGGAAAGATAGTACCAGAGCCCGACGGCCACGAGCCTGATGGATTGGCAGCGATAAGATACGGGATTATGACCTACATAAATCAATAAAATGAGAATACCATTCACAAATAAACATATCGTCAGTAAGGATCGCACCTTTGGCAATACTGATTATCCACAACAGCAGGGAGGCAGTATATGGTATCCGATAGACTACCTTGAGAACCTATTCGGAAAGGCTCAATACATCAAAGACTTCCTCGAAGTACCGGAGTTGAACGCCGTTATCAACATATTAGCCAAGGCTGAGGCCAGCGGCACCATCGACGCCTTCAATAAAATATCAGGCAAGCCACATACAAACAATGAATCCCTGGTCAGGATACTCAGAAAGCCTAACTGGTTCCAAGGCAGCCTAGAGTTCTGGAGACAAAACTCACTATGGCGCAGCATATACGGGAATGAGTACATCTACTTCTTTAAGCCCGTGGGAATGCCTAACAGCTTCCAAGGTATGTTCACCATCGACCCAGCTTCTATTAATATACGCTATCCTAGAGATGAGCTGTTCTTTAATGTGGCAGACAATAAAGGCGTGAAGTATATCTATACGCTTAACGGGCAGGAATACGAATTAGAAACCGAGAACGTAATACACCTCAATGATAACCGGGTGCAGGCTAATAATATGCTCAAAGGCGTATCAAAACTGGACAGCTTACAACCTGCTATTAAGAATATCAGAGCAGCATATCGCAAAAGGAACATCGCGCTCAATATGCCTATCGGAATACTTGCCAATACTGCCAGGACTGATGGCGGTACGGTTGCACCCCTGCAAGACTCAGACAAAAAGGAGGCACAGATGGCTCTTAAATCACATGGAGCCTTACCGATACTAACAAACCTAGCTATCAAATACGAGGCAATGACGGTCAACAGCGCCCAGCTAGGACTATTTGAAGAAGTACACGAAGACACTATGCGGATATGTGACGCCTACGGGGTGCCCTATGAGATGTTATCCAGCAAGAAAGGCAACGCACTAAGCGATAGCGGCGGCGCTCTCAAAGAAGCTAAGAAGCAGATGTTTGAAGAAACAGCCATACCCAATGTGAATGAGCGCATACAGGCCATTAACAATATGCTGATGACCGCTACCAAGGCATGGGAGATACAAGCACACTTCAGCCATTTACCCGTCTTTGCCGAGGATAAGAAACAGTTTGCAATAAGCTTTAAGCTGCTCGTAGAGGGATTAAGCAAGGTACTTGCAGACGGTGTGATAACCGAAGAGCAGTACATGGATCAGTTGGTTAAATTCGGAATTGATAAACAAGCGAAATAAATAAAGACATGGCAGGACCAAGGACGATTGATGATATAGTTAGCAAGGAAACAATAGATGATATTGATATGGTCCTTGAGAAACTAAAAGAGGCAGAGGCTATAATTAATAGATTAGCCGGAAGTGATGAAACCAACACAATGAAAGCGCTACTGAGTAAATACATGGAACACGTATTAGCCGAAGAGGGCGTGGCGTTTGTGCCCAGACTACCAGGGTCGTATTGTGGTGGTCCTGATTGGACAGCCGAAGAAATCGCAGTATTGGAGGAAACTCTCGAAAGCATAGTAGAATAAAGAATAAACACAATGAAAAAGAAACTAAACGCAGAACAAAAGGCACGACTAGAGAAGAGCATTCAGGATAAGAATAAGATACTTAAAGACAGGAAACCCATAAACAAATAAGGCCATGGATATACCTACATTTAAAACAAAGGCAGAAAAGATCGCATGGCTTGTAGCCAATAAGGATAAGGTGATCGCTCATAAGAAGGCTAGTATTAAGCACGCTGACGGCTTGCTGTATCTGCCTATGAGTGTAGATAAGAAGCAGGGCGCTAACAAGGCCGTGGCAGCCGACGCAATGGAACTACTCGCCAAGGTAGCGATCAACACTACAAATATATTCGACAGCCATGATGACGTTCACATGCCGGGTATATGGGATAAGAGCATTGAAGAGAACAAATATGTGATGCACCTTCAGGAACATGGCCGGAAGTTTAAAGACATTATCGCTGATGACGAGGATTTAAAAGTGTCCATAATGGATACGACATTTAAGGCAATCGGCTTTGACCTATCAGGGACGACTCAGGTGCTTATCTTTGAATCCAATGTGAAGAAAGATCGCAATACCTATATGTTTATCCAGTATAAAGACGGCCATGTTAAGCAGCATAGCGTCGGAATGTATTACGTGAAGCTGGTATTGTGTGTGAACGATGAGAACTACGGGGCTGAAAAAGAGGCATGGGATAAGTATTACCCATTTGTGGCCAACAAAGAGGCCGTTGAAGATAATGGATACTTCTATGCAGTACTTGAAGCTAAATTAATTGAGGGAAGCGCTGTTCCTTTAGGGAGCAATTACGCGACCCCAACACTTGACATAAAAACAATTAAGAGCGAGCCGGGGCAACCCACTCGACAGCCGGAGCCGGTGAAAACCACTCCGCAGACAAAATCAATATTTATTAATCTATTAAACTAAGAAATAATGAGACAATTTAAAATGAAATTCAATCGCAGGAATCAGATATTCGGGGCAATCATGCTTCTGCTTATCGCGGTTCTTGTCACAGTCTTCGCACCGTATGTGATGGCTGGTGTTGCTTTGGCTCTTGTACCTATTTGGGGCAGTGTTGAAGCAAAAACCTTTAAGGAGCTTACAGGTGAGCAGGTTGCTGAACTGGAGCCGGACGATCAGGTTAAGTACTTCAATGAGCTTAACGTCCACAAGGCGCACAAGATCGACGAACTTAAAATGGAACTAGAGAAAACGAACTCAGAAACCATTAAAAAGGAAATCGAAAAGCTGCGCGATGAGGTCAAGGCTGACAACAAAGAACAGATGGCCGCCCTGGTTAAGTCCCTCGAAGTACAAGGTATCGCACTCACTAAGCTTATGAATGAGCGTGGAAGCGTACCAAGTCAAAAGAGTATCGAGGATCACCTGTATGCAGTGAAGGACGAATTGGCAAAGGCACTCACAAAGACCGTTACAATCAAGACAGATGTAACTACGTCGAGCCTTACCGATAGCGCTTATGCGTTAGACCTTCCCGGTGTTGGACAGATTGCCACACTAAAAACTAAGTTCTGGCAGCTATTCGCCAAGGGATCCATAGGAGACGGGCAAGGCGACACCGTGAGATATGTTGACCAACTCGCTGTAACACGTAACGCGGCCTTTACAACTGAGGCAGCACAGAAGCCTGAATCAGCTATCACATGGATAGTTAAGACCGTGACTCTGGAGACTATCGCGGATACAATCCCAGTAACTAAGCAGGCGTTAACAAACATTCCTTTCATTGCCAGTGAGATCCGTAACTTCTTACTGAAGAACCTTGCGCTGAAGATTGACTCAGAGCTTTGGAATGGTAGTGGAGCAGCACCTCACATTGAGGGTGTTTATACTTATGCTGATGAATATGTGGCAGCCGCAAGCGGTATTACTGATGCCAACATTTATGATCTGATTTCAACCATGCGTACTAACATTATGGCTGAAAGCGATTATGAGCCCGACTTCGTTGTAATGAATCCTACCGATGTTACTACCTTTATGACAGTGAAGAAAGACGGTAACAACAACTACTTATTGCCACCATTTGTGGAAATGAGAAGCGGTAAAATGTTCATTCATGGGATGGAATTAGTACAATCTTCAAATGTAACAGCCGACACAATGCTGGTAGGTGATTTCAGTTATGGAACTGTTTACACCCACGGAGGCATAAGCATTGACATTGGACTGATTGACAAGCAATTTGTCGAAAACATGGTGACACTTCGCGCAGAGCAGGTCTTAGGACTTGTTGTTAGAAGCGTACATGAAGATGCTTTCAATAAAGAAACTGGAATCGCTGCTGCACTTATTACACTTTCAGATTAAATAAGGAGGACAAAACAATGAAAAAACTTATATTTCTCATAGCAATTGCGCTGACGTTTACAATAAACATTCAGGCACAACGAACAATTACCGACTCAGTCATTGGGGCTGAGGTCGTGTACTTCTCAGGCATCACTGATGCTACACAAATCCAGGTGCTTGCCACTAACCTTGGAGGCACAACTGAAGGGGGCACGTGTCACCTTCAGGGATCAGTCGATGGAGTAACTTATGGAATACTTCAGCCAACCGCCGGATTAGTCTATTTCTTTCCCAGTGATACTGCATTAATTACAGGATATACATGGGAGCCAAAGACGACTAAGTCGATGCTTTATTTGATTGACCATGAAAACAAGCTAACTACTTATCTGAGGGTGGCGGTGCTGGGGACGGCAAGCGACACTACTTCAATAACAGTTAAATGGAGTAAACGATAATGGCAATGGTAAAGGTCGAATTCACCAAGGACTTTGGCTCTAAGAAAAAGGGCGATACAGGGGAGTATGACGGCTCCCTTGCATCTACCCTTATTCGACAGAAGAAAGTTGCCAAGCCGTACAAGGCTGAAAAACCCAAACCCAAAAAATAAACAGCAATGAGCAATTTAATTGACGATACTTATTTCATTTTAGACGCTAACATTCCAAATGCAGGAGAGGAACTTTCAACCGCTGACGAAATGACTACACGTTATGAGCGTGTGATCCTGACCGAAGTGCTTGGTGCTACTCTTTATAATTTGATGATAGCCAGCCCAACAGATGCCATATACAAGCGCATTATAGAGCCTAACACTTATGAAGTGGAGTACATGGGGGAAACCCATAAGGTTTATTGGAATGGGTTGACGAATACTAATAAGGTGAGTCTGATTGCTTATTATGTTTACGTTAAATGGGTTAGCAACCGCGTTACAATGACCGTAACCACAGGAGAGATCAAACCTGTATCTGAAAATTCAGAGCAGGCGCCTGTAAGTGCGAAAATATCATATGCATGGAGGTTGATGAGTGACTTGATCGGTAGCCCATACGGGCAGCTCATTGACCCCACGCTGTATAATTTATTAACATTCTACAAAGATGACTACCCGACGTGGTTATTTGAAGACGTAGGACGTGTAAATTCATGGGACTTATGATAGTGGATATTATAAAAGATGTGGTCGATAAGATGAAGGTCTATAAGACTGAAAGCATGGGGCAAACAACCCCGACTACGATCACCTTCAGGGTGTCGGCCATAGACTACCCTACGTGGTATGTCGGCGCGACTGCTTATGTTGTTATCTCTGGGGGTGATGTTGTTTATGGAAAAGCCATAGGCATCTTCCCGATCCAAAGTATAGTACAGGTTGAATTTACCGAGGCCGTTCCAGCCAGTAGTATTAATGAGTTCGGAATGGATATTAACTACCTGTATGGACACCCCAAGGACATCTTTAACGAGATAACCAAGATGGGCCAGAAGGCGGCTTTTAAAACCCGGCGCTTTCCCGTGCTTGCATTGATGCAGGACTTTGACGAAAACGAGAACGAAGGCATTAATGAAGTGGATATTCAATTAATCATAGGTACCGACACATTGCCAAGCTACAACGCCAGGCAACGATATGAAGCATCATATAATGGACGCAGATTAACGCTCCTTTATCAACGCTTCATACAATACATGGAATGGAATACCGCGACGTATTTCAGACGTGGCGACGCAGTGAAAACCGATAGATTGTACTGGGGCAAGGATGGCGCCCTGGGCAATACTGAAAATAAAGCTGATGCTTTTATTGATGCCATCGAAATTAATATAAACCCTTTAAAGGTGTTAAACACTTGCTAAAATAGGAGAACAAACATTATGACTTTATGCACATCAGGAATGCCCGGAGGAATCAATATAGACTGTCTAGCCTATATCAGCCCTTTGGACAATGTAATTATCACTGACGTTGATGTATTTTTCACAGAAGCGCAGCTCAAACTCATGAGCCAGTGGAAAGCGAAGATTCAGACCGCTTTAAGCGTCTGGATACCCTCAATTGTTGAAGGCTACGAACGAACATCAGACGAGCCAACGATCAACACAACAGGCATAGGCCGAAAGACAATGGTTAGAAAGCCTTCACCTTCGGGATTGTTTTACTTGCGTGCCAATATCTGCGACTACAACGAAATCATGCGTGCCTATAAGGGCTCCACTAAACGGGTATGGTTTGTGCTTGCCGATGGAACACTCATAGGATACCGCGACCCCAACGCTGATAAGGTCTGGGGCTTCAAGGGAGAGATAAATGCTGCCACTGGTGGTGTACCTATCCCGGATGCTATCGAGAATGCCTTCCCGCTTTGGATCAACTTCATGAACTACTTTGAGTTTGAAAGCCAGTATGCCTTCAAGCCCGACTGGAGCGTTCAGGGAGAACTTCCAACAGCAATGCCGCAATCATATTCAATGCGGTTTATTTCCGGCACACAGGCCACGGCAACTATTGTAGTAAACATCTTTGAGCGCTGTGGTGATGCAGTAGGAGGTCTGGCTATAGCAGATGTAGAGGTGATTGATTCAACATTGACCGATGACACGGTGTTATCGGTAACTGACAATGGAGATGGCAACTACTCTATTGCCTTTACGACTGCTGCGCTGAATCAAGACATTAAATTCAGGATAAAAGAGTCCACGGCAACCATCGTTGACGCGCTGTCAAACCCACTTTATCACGAATTTATCGCGTAAATATCAGGTGATGCAGCTCTGTTATGGGGCTGCTCACTTTTACAAACTTAAAATAGGAGAACATTAAAATGTCAAAAAAACTCAATCCAGAAAACGCTTCATTTAACGTAACAGCATTATCTGCCTTTACGGAAGCCGCCTTTAAAAAGTGGTTTGAATCCATTTATGATGGCGACGCTAAAGAATGGCACGCCAAGATCAAAAAGATGAAGTAAGCAATGGCAACAATAAAGAGTCTGGCACGCAAGATGCGTAAGCTGAACCTGAAGCCGCTAAAGATTGAAGCCGTACGAAAACAAACAAAACTTTTCGAGGACATTCAAAAGCAACAGCTAAGGCAAGGGTTGAACTCAAAGGCGGAGACATTAACACCATCTTATCCGAAAGGGTACGCTGGATTTAAGGGCACTTTGAGTACATATCATGCACCGTTAGGCGTTCCAGATCTTTATTTAAAAGGAGGATTTGCCAGAGGGATCATGATGAAAATAACAGGAATGAGATATGATTTCTTTAGCACTGACAGCAAGAGCGACAAGCTTACAAAGAAGTATGGCAAGCCGATATGGGGTATCGCTCCCTTTAATATGCCACGGGTACAGGCCGCAAGTATGTTAGAATTAAGACAGTTAATAGCAAAAAAGCTTTCATAATGATATTTCACAATCAATATTCAATGCCTATAAGCAGAATCAGTTTGATGTTAGAAACTGAATCGCCCGAACTTATTTCGATCAGCGGGTTACTGCCGAAAAGGGTTGTGAAGAAATATTACATTAAATTCATGTATGAGTTTAATAATATGTTCGCTTCATCCGGGAATGAGCTTGTCCGATCCGAGACTGCTAAGATTATGATGTGGCATAAGGTTAAAAACATATTGCCCTTGCTTCGTATCGGATTAATGTACAATCCTAGCGATTATAACAAGGGAATCTTTGAGTTTTACTTCGGATACATACCAGACGATAAAAGCATTGAGCCTATCGAGCGTATCAATCAGGAGATTGAGCGCCTTACGAAGCGGTATAAGGACGTACATGAGCAGATTGCCAAGGAACCAGAGGGTACAGTTAGCTTTGAGGACATAGTGATTAGCGTTGAAGCTATACTTGAGCAACGAATGGACAGGCAAATGAAGCTGTATCAATTCAAAAAGTACTATGATCTGTCCCTGCATAGGGTAAAAGAGAGTAAAAGAAGGGCTAAAGCATGAGCCAAGATATAAATAAAATATTTTCGGACGATGCGATAAAGAGCATTGACAAGGTTATCGAAAGCATGACCAAGCTGGAGAAGAAGACTGATACTCTTTTGAAATCAGCCATGGCCTTAAATAAGGAACTGGCAAAAGCTAACGGATTACGCAAAGCAACAGAACAACAGAAAGCAAACAATAAATCAAAGACTGAGGCGCAAAAGATCAATAAGCAACTCACTGCTGAACTGAAAAAAACAGAGGTAGTGTATGGCAATATGAACCTGGCATTGATACGGACAAGGACCGAGCGCACCAAATCAAACAAAACAATTAAGCTGGAGCAGCAGGTTTTAGATTCAGCAAAGGGATCATATCAGCAGCTTGACGCACAGATGC